CCCACGGAGCAATTTACGACAGCACAAACGACAGAATGATAGTAATAGGAGGGTGGAGCGGAGCAGCAGAAAACGATGTGTGGGCATTGCAATTTACCGAAGAAGACAGACAAGGAACGTGGGAATACATACACGACTTGCCATTTTCAGATGGATTATACAACCTCAAAGAAGTAATGGCTTATGATGTAACAGAAAATGCCCTTTATTTAGTGGGAGGAAATGACGAAGGAACGGGGAGGGATTGGGTGTATAAAATGGATTTAACAAAAGGAGAAGAAAGCTGGACACAACTAAAAGCAAGTGGAGAAGCGGGAAATATGGGAGAGAGGAGAGGACACGCAACTATCTTAGATAAAGACAACAACCGCCTTGTAATTCACGGAGGAAGAATGGGAAGCACCTTATTTTCAGACACTTGGGAATTCACGCTAAATAATAATGAATACAACCAGCTTGTATCAAACGGACCAGCAAGAGCCGATTTTGGAAAAGCACATAACACGAAAGAAGGGAAGTTAGTAATTCACGGAGGTTATACAGACGCAGACGGAAGCGAAGCAGACGCTTCCGAAGAAGTATGGGAGTTTGATCTTAACCCGACAAACGGCTATGCGTGGAACGAGATTTCGCCCCCAGAAGGAGAAAGATACCCAGGATTAGTTTATCAGGGTTGCGGATACCAAGAAGAAACAAATTATTTTGTAGAGTTCGGAGGAAGAAGCACGGGGGACGCACAACTAAAACTAACTTGGATAATAGACCTCAACGAAGACCCCGTAGTAATGGGAACAGCAGATGTGCAGAGAGGTTTCCCAGCAATAGACGCACAAGGATATGCCTTTGACACAGACAGAAATAATTTTCTTATGGTGCAAGGTTACGGGAGATATAGTGCCACTTATGGAGGAGAACATACAGGAGAAGCTTGGATTTACAATTACGAAAGAAACGAATGGTATAAACCGATATTAGACCACAGAGGATTACCAAGTGCCGAAGGAAGCTCGGCAATTTATGATAAAGCGAACAAACGCTTCATAATTTTCGGAGGAATGACGGGACTTAGTGCGACAGACGGAACTGTCTATAATTCAGTATGGGAGATAAAGCACATAGCGAATGATTTATACAAAATAAAACAACTAAAACCTACGGGAACAAAACCACCAGCAAGGTGGCTACACGCAGCCGTCTATGACGAAACGAACAACAGAATGATTATCTTCGCAGGAGAGGACGAAAATAGAGATAACATAAATGACACTTGGGAATTAGATTTGACAGAAGGAAGCGAGGCGTGGAATGAGATGACATTTTCAACAGAGCCAAGCGAAAGAAGGCAACCTGGATATTGCTATGACAGACATAATAACCGAATGATTATTTTCAGCGGAGAAGGAGGAGGAAGCGAATTGTGGGAGCTTGATTTAACAAGCGGAAGCGAGTCGTGGACCAACAGAAGCACAGGAAATGAACCAGCTGGAAGAAGGGGTGGAATGATGAGGTATGACGGAGTTGGAAAACAAGCAATACTATTCGGAGGGTATGAAGAAAGGAATGACTTATGGAAATTGGATTTGGAAACTCCCGGAAGCGAAAGCTGGACAGAGATAACAGGATTAGAGCCAGCACCCGCAGGAAGAAGGTCGTTGGCAGGAGCAATAGATGAGGGACAAGGGAAGTTCATAATAGCTTGTGGAAGACCAGCGACAATGGATTTCTTTAAGGATACTTGGGCATTAAATATAACAAACGAAACTTGGGAAGAAAAAGAGTTTATAGAGTCAGATTTACATAGTGTATTTGTAGAAAACTTGGAAGACGGAGAATACGAATGGCAATCGTGGGGAGACGGAGAAACAACAAGCGACCCGGAACCTCACGGAACAGCAGGGGTAACCGATTTCATTATAGGAATAACAAAAATAATCACAAAAGAAATTTCGGAAAGAATTGCAACAAGCGATACAATCCAAAAGCAGAAGACAGCAATTAAAGAAGTAGCCGAAAACATAAAAAACAAGAGCGTGGTAAAGTTTCAGACGGCCAAAGGGATAGGAGAGATTCTCGCCCTAACGGATACGCTTGACTTGGAAGAGGAGCTTGAAAAAGCGCTTCAAGAAATAATAAGTGTTACTGGGGAAATAAAGAGAGGAACCGAAAAGGCCTTGGCAGAAGTTTTTGCGATAAAAGACAAGTTGGAATATGTCAAGGACTTCGCCCGGAACCTGAAAGAAGAAGTGGCGATCACTGGGAAGACTATATTCCAAACGGCAAGAGATTTCGCAGAAAGAATAGGAATAACAGATAGCATAGAAAAAGTAAAACAGATATTAAAAAGCATAGCTGAAAAGGTTTCATTAAAGGATCAAACAGAAAGACAGACCGCGACAAGTTATAAAGAAATAATAAAAACAAGCGAAACCCTTGAAGTAATAAAAGAACTAACGAAAACCCTTCAAGAAATAATTTCAGCAACAGAAAAACTTGCGAAAAAGTTAGTATTTACAAGAGTGATTAAAGAAACACTTTCAGTAATCGGAAAACTCAAAAAGGCGGGACAAGTTTTGCTACAAGAAGCAATAGAAGTAAAAGACAAAACAAAGAAGCAAGCGCAAGTAATTTTTAGCGAATTAGTTAGTGTCGCCGGAAAGATAAAAATTCAAACGACAAGAACAATTAAAGAAGCAATAAGTATAACAGGAGAAACAACCCGGGAAGCTGGACGAACCTTAATGGAAAAAATTGCCACAACAGACGCAATAGGATTTGTAAAATCATTTACGAGAACCCTTGGAGAAAAGATAGTAGCAACAGCGAAGATAATAAAGCAAGCACAAAGAACCTTCGCGGAAAAGGTTTCAATAGAAGAAACCCTTGAAGTTATTAAAACATTGACCCGGAAGATTACCGAAAGCATTACAATAGCAGGGGAAATAACAAGGCAGGCACAGAAGACAATAAAAGAAAGGATAGCGATAATAGGCAGATTAGAGAAAGTTCAGGTTCTAACAAGGGCCCTTACAGAGGTTCTAACGGCCAAAGACAAGGCGACCCGAGGCATAACCCGTATAATTAAAGAGAAGGTATGGACAAAAGACAGCACGGCCCGGGAGAGCGCCCGAAGTATAAAAGAAAGATTACAGATTACAGACAAAATAGAAATAGGAAGATACTTCCAAAGAGCATACCAAGAGGCGATAGTAGTTACCGGGGACATAAAAGTAAGAGCCGGAAAGACCCTGCGTGAAGTGGTTGCGATCACAGGGACATTCGCCCGGACGCTTTCAAAGCTCATAAACCTTAAAGAAGTAACGTTGATTACCGATAAAATGAAGTCCCGGGCAGGCAAAACCTTCAAAGAATTGCTGGCCATAACGGGAACGCTGGAGAAAGAGCTAACGGCGCAAAGATTACTAACGGAAAGCGTGGCCATAAAAGACAAGGCGAACCGAGCAACAGAAAGAACCTTGCAAGAAACACTTGCGATTACCGGAAGGATTTACAAGAGAACGGAAGCGGCTCTCAAAGAAGCAGTATCCATAACAGCAACCCAGGCAATGCAGACTGGAAGATATTTGAGCGAACTGATAAGTATTACCGGGAAGATAAAAAGGCAAACGGCAGCAAGCAAAGAAGAGAAAGTAGCGATCACGGCCGAGCTGGGATTAACAAGAGCGTTGCAAAGAGCATTTGAAGAAGTCGTGTCCGCAAAAGACAAGGTAGTCATAACGATCGCGCGAAACCTGAAAGAGGTAATTCAAATAACAGAAAAGACATTCGTAGAAGTCGCGCGAACTTTGAAAGAAGTCGTTGCAATAACTGACAAGATGGAGAGAACCCTCGTGGCCCTACTCAAGCTCGAAGAAGTGGTAAAAGTCAAAGACAAGCTAAAAAGACAGATAGGAATAAGCGTAAAAGAAGCCATACGGCTCACAGGAGCTATCTTCACGACACTAACGGCTCAAAGGACGTTCAAAGAGGAAATCGCCGCCACGGGACGGATTTGGCGTCAATTAGCCCGGACTTGGACCGAAGCCATAGCCGTAAGCGATAAAGTGAAAGCAACAATAACAGCAAGAATAATAAAAGAAAGAATTGCCATAAAGGACACCCTCGAAAAACAAGCAGAAAAAGCGAAACAGCTCGCAGAAGCAATACAAGCAACCGGAAGAATAACATTCCAAACAGCAAAGACGCTGAAGGAAAAGGTCGACATAAGGGAAACCTTAAAAAAGATACAGATATTAGCATACCAGCTCGCAGAAAAGATAGGATTAAAGGACAGAACAAGGAAGGAGATAGGAAGAGCAATGGCCGAGAAGGTAGCAATTGCCGGCGAATTGAAAATAACCAAGGCCCTTACACGCGCTTACAGCGAAGCTATTGAAGCAACAGGACGTATGAGTCGCGGCTTCGTGGAAAAGATAACCGAAGTAGTTCAAGTAACCGGCAAGGCAAAGACAGAAGCCGGGAAGTTTTTCCGGGAAATCATATCACCGGAAGGAAAGATGAGAAGAGCAACGGCACGTGGAATGAGCGAGGCAATAGCAATAACCGGAAGGATAAAGAAAAGAGGAGTGCTTGCCTTCAAGGAAACAGTAAAGCTCGTCGCCGAATTTGACTTTACAAAAATGGCGGTAACATTGCGAGAGGTAATGAGAGTAACCGGGAAGATAGGCAAGATATTTGAAGGAGCAATAAGAAAAGGAGTAAGCATCCTAACAACAACAGCCCAAAAAGCAGTAATGAAATTAACAGGTACAACAACACGCTTGACTACTTTGAAAAAAAATAGAAGTGTGCTAAAATCAAAAGAAGATAAGGACACCCTTCAAAACAAAGAAGATAAAGATATTCTATAAAAACATGCGCCTACTAATTGCACCAACAGAGGACTTCATAAAAACAGAGAGAACCCTCTTAAACGAAAAGGCAGAGCCCGGGAGCAACATTGAGCTAACAGTAAAAAGCAACGTTGGAATAAAGACGGGCAATTTCATCGCAATAGGATACGAAGGATCCGAGAGAGCAGAGCTCCAAAAGGTAACCGCAAAGAGCGGGAGTACCAAAATAACAGTGGAAACATTGAAATTCAATCATGCTAAAGGAGAGCACGTGGCAGTCTTTAGATTTGATAAAAGAAAGTTTTACGGATCAAAGGAAAGAGAAGGAAGCTATTCGGAACTGGTTGCGGACGGAAGCCCGAAAGGGATAATGGTGGACGACACGCAAGGAACCCGGCTTGAATACACCGGGGACGAAGGGTACAAGTGGTTCAAGGCAACTTACTACAACAGCGAAACAGAGGAGGAGTCCTCAATCGCAGACGCGGACCCGGTGGAGGCGGACGAAGCAAAAAGATACTGCTCGCTTTATGCAATAGCGCAACAAGCAGGACTGGTAAACAACCCGTTCATATCAGACGGTCTTTTGGAAACCTTTCGGAAGAGAGCGGAAAACGAAATAAATAGTAAATTGTATTCAAGATACCGATTGCCACTCAGCGAAGTACCAAGCATAATAGAAAACATTTGCACATTGCTTGCGGCCGGATACATCGATTATCAAGAGTTCGGAGCAGAAGGAGAAGGAAAGAAGTGGCTCGGAGAAGCCCGAGGACTATTGAAAGCCATACAAGGAGGAAGGCAAAGATTGCTTGACTACGAAGGAAACGAGCTTCCAAGTAGAGAAGCGGGGAATGTACTTTCAGGACACCCGGACGCAGAAACAGAAGGGCCAATGTTCAAGAGGGGACAAAAATTTTAATATGAGACTGACATTTGAAATAGAAGGAGTAGTGGAGATGGATCGTCGGCTTCGAGGAATCCAAGAAGAGATGCTGGACTGGCGACCGGCATTCAGCGAAACCGCAAAATACATGCAGAAAGTATTTGCTAACGATGTCTTTGCAACAGAAGGAAGAGCCATAGGAGTGAGATGGACACCATTGAGTAGAGCATACGCAGAAAGGAAAGCAGGAAAGTATCCCGGGAAAGGAATACTGGAAGCAACCGGAACAATGAGGGACAGCTTCGAAACGGCGTACGCAGCGAATTACGCGGCCATTTGGAACACGGCATATTATTTCAAATACCACCAGAGCAGACAGCCGAGAAGCAAGATACCACGCCGGACCATGATGAAATTAGGAAACACGCAAAAGCAAGTAATACAAAAAAAGTTCCACGAAGAAATGATTAAAAAAACAAGACAATGACACAAATTTACATAGATCCAATTTTGAATAAATACCGGAATCTGATAAAGGAAAAGAACAGCCAGATTAAAACGTATTACTTCGGGGATCCGATAAAGATACCGGCAAGCAATCTCCCGGCGCTTGTGTTAGCGAAAACGGATACACAAGTAAGAAACGAAACAAACGCACAAGACCGCCATGAGATAAAAATACTGCTAACGCTTGTAACTGATATAAGGGAAGAGATTAAAGACGACAAGACGCTCGCCCCGGGAGTAACGAAACTGATGGACATAATGGAAGGAAGAGAAGACGACTACTCATTGAAAAAAAGTTCAATTTTGGATATCATAAGAACAAATACGGAAATAGATATAGCAAACAACCTTCGAACAGACCTCGGAACCGTAACCTCACTTTCCTACGGAGGGACCATAGGGAAAAGAGAGCCCGGGGTATGGTCGGTAGAAGGGGAACTGGAATTGACAGCACACTTTATTCAAATCAGATAAAAATATGAAAGTAAAAGGAAAAAAGACAATTGACTTCCCTACGCTGGGGTGGGGAGTAAGAAAAGGGGAAGAAAAGGAGCTTCCCAGCGATAAAAAATCGCAGGACGAAATCCTTAAAAGCCCCTACGTCGAAAAAATAGCCCCGGCACCAAAAACAAAAAAGGTCGAGAATAAAAAAGAAGATAACGAAATAAAAGAAAATGAGTAATCCAATTGGAGGAAGAGAAGTAGAAGTCGGGCTCGCAATAGAAGCAACACCCGGAACAAAGCGGGACCCGGATATTACCTTAAAATGGGCTACGCTGGGACTACAAGCGGTAGCGGAGAAAGCACACCTTCAGTCAGCAAGAGGAGTAAGAAACCAATCCAGCGATAGCATAACCCGCAGGAAGTACGGAGAAGGAAACCTCGAAACCGTAATGAATGTGGAAAATGCACCGTATCTTTTCGCCTTGTTTATGGGAACGGTAAGCAGCGAGCAGATAGAAACAACCGGAAAGTACACGCACACCATGACGATTCAAAACGAGAACGCCAGCATGAAAACAGCAACTGTCAGCATAAAGGAAGGTGGAATAGTTACGGAACAGTACGGAAACACGGTAGCCGACTCCCTAAACCTTGAGGCAAGCGATGAATACGCGCGACTCACGATAGACCTTCTTGGCGACTTCCCGGCAAGCGGAAGTTTCACGCCTTCTTACACGAAGGAAACAGAGTTCGCTTACAAGGACATGGCAGTGCAATTCGGAACTGATATAAGCACCGCGAACGCAGCAGACGCGACAAAGCTGAAATCGGTAACGCTGAACGGAAATAACAACGTCCAACTTGATGAGGCATTCCTCTCGGGGAGTAACCAGCCGCACAAGTTCATTGCCGGACAGCTCGAAATAACCGGAAGCTATTCGATACACTTCAAGGACGAGGCCGAACTGAACAAGTATAAGAACAACACGAAAGAAGCAATGATCATAAAGTTCACCGGCGCGGATCTCGGAGATGACATTGACGAGGAAATAAAGATTAAGCTCGCAAGATTAGTCCTAACCTCGCCACCGAAGGAGTACAACATCGATGGGGTAGTTGTTCTTAACCAAGAGTTCACCGTGGAGTTCGAAGCTACGGATAAAGAAATGCAAGTAGAAATCATAAACGAGAACGAAGGAACCAATTACGCCCCCACCACTTAAAGTTAATAAACAAAATTTATGACCGAAAAACAAAATAAACAAAAGGAGACCCTCCCGGAAGCTCCCACAAAAGAGGTAGAAACACCAAGCGGATACAAGGTGGAGATAAAGGAGTGGATCACCGGAAGAGAGAAGAGAGAGATAAGAAAGGTTTACATGAAGGGCTCGGACAAAATGAAGCTCCGAGCAGAAAGCTCAAAAGATGCAGAGCAAGGGAAATATGAAATGGAAGGAATGGACAGCGCAGCAATAACAGATGAAGTAGAAGACGTATCATGGCGCCTCGTCATAGTGTCCATTAAGGACCCGAAAGGTAATGAGATAGAAGGGGACGTGGCTGAAATTGTTATAAACCTTCCCGGGCCGGATCATGATATGATTAAAGACGCCGTAGACGATGTTACCGAACGAAAAAAAAAATAGAGGAGTTGAATGAGGCGCTACGTGATTACGCTTCCTCGGAAGGAAAGAGAACAAAAGGGGAGCTGATGATAGTTGAGCTATGCCGATACATGGGAGGGTGGACATATCAAGATTACCAAAACCAGCCGGACTTCTTCATAGAAGCAGCGCTTCGGAAAATGGATTTGGACGGCCAAATAAGTTCCAAAAATGCCAATAGGTGAAACAGAATTAAAAATAGTCGCGCGAATGCGGGACGAGGCCTCCCAGAAGATGAGAAAAATGCGCGAGAACACTGAAGGTAATGCTAAGAAAATGAGAAAGGCCATAGATGACATGCAACCCGCATTCAGGAATATGGCTAAATATGGGACGGCTGCCTTCGCTGCGATAACCGGGGGATCCCTCAAAGCAGCAACAGACGTCGGAAACTACGCCGACGAGATTTTAGATGCCAGTGAAGCAACAGGAATAGGGACGGACGCCCTTCAAGAATGGCAACACGTTACAAGAGACGCCGGAATATCAACCGACGCAATGGATAGCGCGGTAGATAGTCTATCAAGAAGAATGAGGCAAGCTCAAGAGGAAGGGACGGAGCAAAACAAGATAATGAGAGAGCTTGACGTGGAGCTGGAGAAAGTGGGGGGAGGTCTAAGAGACACTGATGACGTAATGACGGATCTTATAGTGGCCTTCGGGGAAATGGAACCCGGACTGGAAAGGAACCAAATGGCTATGGAGTTATTTGGAAGAAGGGCTTCTGATTTAGCTCCCATAATGGGAATGACGGCGGAAGAAATAGAAAAGGTTCGTGAAGAAGCACACGAGCTTGGCTTTGTATTAGGAGAAGAAGCATTAGAACAGGCGAACGAGTTCCGGAAAGAATGGGGAATTCTACAAGAGAGCTTCGCCGTGGCATACAGACAGATAGGGCTGGCGGTGATTCCAATACTGCAAGATTTAGTAGAGAGCATAGGCCCGATAATTCGATCGATGGCAGAATGGATAGAAGAGAACAAAGAGCACGTGGCAACAATGTTAAAATGGGGAGCGATACTGGCCGGGACGATTGCGGTTCTTGGAACACTCGGAATGGTGATACCAAAAGTAACGGCCGGATTCTTGCTACTCAAGGGAGCTATTTTTAAGACGAAGGCAGCACTGGTGTACCTGACAGCACATCCGATAATCTTAGTCTTGACCGCGATAGCAGCGGCAGTCGTGATACTTGTTCAAAGGTTCAGAAGTTTAACAAAGGAGGTGGGAAGCACAGAACGAGCATGGGGAGTAATAATTCACAGAATGAGAAGGGTATTTTGGGAATTCGTAGAAGCGGTTGGAGAAGGAGTGAACATGATAGCTCAGTACATACCCGGGATAGCAGAAATTACAGAACAAGGGCTGGAGCGTGTCCAAAACAAAGTAAGAGAGAATGAAGAGTCCTTTGACGCACTCAAACAGGAAATTGGCGAATACCAACGACAGAGCAAAGAAGCAACCGATGAGACGAATGACTTTGAAAAAGCAATCGAAGAAGCGACGCAAGGATTCGAAGAAATGGAAGATAGAGCCGTAGCAAGCATGGAAAACACAAATGATGAGATGGGAGAACTCAAGACAAAGATGGAAAGTATAAACGACGAAATGGCAAGAGCCCACGAACAATACCTTGAACGGAAAGAAAGCGAGGAGGAAAGATATTACGACCGGTTATCAAAAAAGGTAGCGGGATATGAGTTATCGGTAAAAGACATGAGGGAAGAAGCTCTTAAAGAAGAGGAGGCAGGGAACGATAAAAGGGCAAGAGATTTATTTGAAGCCATCAATGAAAAGCAGAGGGAGCTAAACAAGTTCTACGGCTGGGACCTTGATTTGTCCGAAGAGATAGACCGGGAAAAAGAGAAAATGCAGATGGGAGAATTGGAAAGAATGAGAGCGGACCACGAAGACAAAATGGCAATGCTAACAGAAGAGCATGATAAAGAGATGAAAGAATTAGAGGAAAGAAAACAAACGAAGCTCGCAAAGATAAAAGAAGAAAACGCAGCAACGAGAGCACAGACAGAAGAACATGCAAGGAACCAAAGAGAAATGACTAATGAAGCTCGGAATGCGTTGAACGATAAAATACGAATGGTAAATCAATTCGCACAAAGAGTAGGAGCGACCCGCGCCGGAAGGTTCTTGGGAGTAAGCCCGGTGTCAATACCAGAGATACCGCAGATCCCGGAAAGGCAACACGGCGGAAGAGTCCCCGGGCCGAAGGGAACACCAGTACCAATAATGGCCCACGGACAGGAGGAGATAATGAGCTCCACCGGAGCAAGGACTGCCCAAGGGGGAACTGTGGTAAATAATATAAGATTCGAAGGAGTAACCGTGAGAAGCGAAGACGACATAAGAAAACTACGACAGCAATTCGAAAAGGCAATGAGATCCGTGTCAATTAACACGAAATTCCATACAATATGAGTTTGGCAATAACAGTAGGCGGAGAAGACAGAAAACCTCAATACATAAATGAGTCTATTAACATAGTGGAACAGCTTGAAGATAGGGCGAACGAGCTATCAATACAATTTGTTAAGCGCCCCGGAGACCCGGACATAAAAGAAAACGAAGAAATAAAGATAACAGACGGAGAAAGAATTCTTTTCGCAGGATACATAACAAGAATAGATCCGGAAGAAGTAGGAGCCGGGCAACTGATTAAAATGTATGTAGAAGCTGCGGATTATACCTACCTTCTTCAAAACAAGATAATACACCGATCCTTCCAAGAAGACACTCTCAAAACGATAGTGGAGGAGATTATAAGCGACACGGAGCTGGACTTCAATTACGATATAACGACATTAAACGTTTCAGAGGGACCGACAATAGACGCCATCTCGTTTAATTTTACGACGGTGCAAAAGGCCTTCGAGAAGTTGGCGGAAAGAACAGGACATATTTGGTGGATGGATTATGAGCGAGACATTCATTTCGTGGCAAAAGATGAAGCAACAGCCCCGGAAGAGATTACAGAAGACAGCGGGAACCATATCTCGGTGATAATCGCAAGAGACGCAACGCAGATAAAAAACCAGCTCATAGTGGAAGGAGGGAGAAGAGTGATAGAAGCCCCGGTCACGGAAACATTTATGGGAGACGGGGAGAAAAGAGAATGGGTCCTTCCGGAAAAGCCAAAGGAGATGGTGAGCATAAAAATAAATGATGTGGAGAAGGGATTCTACGTAGAGTATTTGCAGGACCAAGAAGACAATGACTTCTCGTACAACTACCAAGAGAAAAATATAAAAATACAGAACGATGAACTAACCACGCCGGGAACGGCAGACAAGATAGAGGTAACCTATTATCACGAAGTCCCCTTGCAGGTGCAAATAAAACACANCGATAGCATAGCGGCATTAAGGAAAATCGACGGAGGAGACGGCATACACGAAGACATAATACAGGACGATACTATAAACAGTAGAGAGGAAGCGATGGACAGAGGCGAAGAGGAGTTTGAGGAATTTGCGAACCCGCTCATAAATGGTACAATAGAAACAAGGAGCGGACTACTGCAAGAAGGAACAGTATTCGAAGTAGGACAACAGATAACAGTACACCTTCCGACGTGGGGAATAGAGAGCCCGACGCAATACCTGATAAGAGAAGTAGAGACAAGACCGATAGAATACGAAGGAGGAATTGAGTACCATTATAGAATAGTATTCGGCGGGAAAATGCTTGGGGTAAGAAAATTCTTAGAGAAGCTCGCCACAAGAGAAAGAAAAGAAGACGAAACAGCAAAGGAGATAGATGTGTTTGAGCAAGCCGAAGCTTCGCCGATAGTCATGAAAGATATCTATTCAACGGAAAGCAAGACCCCTCCATTCAAGTACGGACCGGCAACGACAGGACCGGTAGCCGTAGTCAATAAATCTATATTTTGGTAAAATGAAAAAGACAATAAAAAGCCCGACAATTTTCAAAGGATACCACAGGTTCATTACGCATGAGATCAAAACTCCGGAAGCAAGAGAGATAGAAAGAATGATCCTTGAATTTCTTGCCGAACCGATAGAAAGAAGGATAGGAAAGAAAGCCCGGGAGGAGTTCCGGGCAATGATCAAAGCGCTCGATTTTTACAAGAAAAGAGACATAGTATTTGAAAACGACGTGGTAAAGATAGGAAGGAAGCAGTTTGCATTGAGGTTGGCCAGCGCGGAAGACACAAACGGAAACATAACCCACGGAGCGCTCGGAAGCAGTAGCGTAGCGGTAGATGATAATGATGAACAACTCGGGAACGAAACAGAAAGAAAGCCGTATGCCGTAACCTCAATGCAGGACGATACAACGGCGATAATAGAAGTATTTTTCTCAAGAGTGGAAGCAAATGGCACGCACGAAGAATACGGAACATTCATAGACGGAACAGAAGCCGCGAACAGCGGAAAATTATATTCAAGATTTATAACCGGAGGGTGGGAAAAAGTCGACACGGAAACCCTCACCGTGATTTCACAATTAGAAGTTAACCTACCAACATAATATGCCAGATCCAAGAAGAACACACGACGTCAGCCCGGACGATGATTTCCTCGCAAAGCACTTCAACGACATGAGGAAGGAGAATAAGGGGACAGCATACTTCGACGCCCGGGAAAGAGACCCGGCGGATTTGAAATTAAATATAAGCGAAGGAGTAGCTTACATAGGAGGGACACGAATAGCGATAGACGCGCAGGAAAGTCCGGAGTTCACGGCTCCTACAACTAACGACAGAATAGATATTTTAATACTAAAAGATGACGGGACAATAGAAAGATTAGAGGGGACAGAAGCAACAACGCCAACAGCACCGGAAATAGCGGCAAATAAAATGCCCTTATGGCAGATTTACAATAGATCCGGGCAAAGCAGTATTAAAGAAGAAGATGACGGGACGAATGGATACATCGAGAAGGACTTAAGACCCTTCATGGTAAAACACGACGTTAAGGTAGAGGTGTTTGACACCCCCGGAAGCCACACTTGGACTAAACCAGCAGGATTAAGATATGCAGAGGTTGAGGTTGTTGGGGGCGGTGGTGGAGGTTCAGGTAATATAGTTGGTTCTAGAGATGACG